CTTACAACTTTCAGCATATCTTTTGGAGCCATGCGTTGTCTTCTTGGTAAAGCCAATTCAATAAGAATAAACCTGTAAACTTTTCCATATGTAATAGATGCAATGCGGTGGGATTCTGAACGCTTTGTCCATCCAAAATAACTTCCAACTGTATTTAAAGTCGCAACGCTCAAGCTAATGCAACCAATAGCTATACTTGCAGCCCCTGTATCGCCAAATAAAGTTTGGGATCCAATGGACGCAGATCCCGCTAAGGTAGACAGAATAATGACAGGAAGTGTTAAATATGTACTTAACTTAGAAAACCACTTTTCAGATTTTCCGTGTAGCCACTGGTAGCAAAGAGAACGTTCACCTTCATCTGAAATGATTTGTTCTAATTGAGAATTCCATGTTATTTCTTGATCCCCCTGTACATCCATTATATTTTATACGAATTAAATAATGGTTTGGATATATGAAGATCCTCCCTTTACGCGCAAAGAGTTACGCGCGTACAGGGATTTAAAACGCAAGTTGAAAGATAAGGAGTTTGTTGATAGAATTATCAAAATAATAAGTTTGTATATATATTTGAAACGCAAAGACTGTAAGACAACAAAGGAAATCAAAGAATCTGCATTTTACGATAAAGATAAAAAATTGCCAATTTTCAATGAAAAAACAGCAAAGCAATTACTAAAAGCTTTGAAGCAAAAAGGTGGTCGTGATACAAAATATCCGTTTACAGATGTTGCTATAAAAGGGGTACTTCGTGATTATACTCCAGACATAGTTGGTGGACCTGTTAGTTCTGTGTATGGCGCAATAACTGGAACTGTTGATACTTTAAAAAACAGTATTCCGTTCGCAGATTTGGCATTGGAGTCTGTTCATGCAGGAACAGAGTTAGGCGTAACTTCTGCAAACGATCTTGGTCAAGTTGCTGCAGGTCCTGTTGGAGCACTCGCCGTGGCCCCATTTACTGGTGTTCTTACTGCATTTACAACTGCGCTTTCGGCAGGCGAAGGTGATCTTGGTGGAGCAATTGGACATATTGCAAATTGGGTTCCGGGACTTGGTATTATTCTAAATAAAGCTCTTGTTCAAGGCGAACATATGGCAAAGGTATTAAAGAATCATCCAAATATAGCAGAGTTTGTTCCGTATATGACGGAATACCATCAATCATTGGATGCAGAAAAAACTGAGAATAGTGTACCTCCAACGGCAGGAAAGAGGCTTTCAACGATGAAACGTAACACTAGGAAATGGCAGATGAAGACGCAACGCAAAAAATCCGCGACACTTTAAAAGAGTGGATTGGATTTGATGATAAAGAGCGAGAGCTCCGCAAACAAATCAAGGAACTAAAGGACAAAAAAACAAAGAATTCTGAAACTATTTTGGAGTTCATGCGAGATAATCAAGTCGACAATTTTGCTCTTGAAGGAACAGGAATTGGAACTGTTTCTAGAAGTGTACGAACATCTCGTCCTGCTTTGAAACGAAACGTTATTCGTACCCAACTTTTACTGCAATTTGCAGACCAACCTCAACGAGTTGCAGAAGTATTGCGCACTATTGAGGGAATTCCTGATGGTGTGGAAGATATGTCCGTTGGCGGAACACAGCGTGAATTATTGGTGCGAAGACTTCCGCGTGAAAAGAAGAGTATGGTTTTGAATTAACTAAACTTTTCAATTGATTGTTTTGCAGCCAGTTGTTCTGCTTGTTTTTTTGTAGAAGCTGTTCCAATTCCAAGATGAACTCCATTCTCATCTACTGCAGCCATTGTATACACATTTGCTGCTGAAGATAATACAATATATTTGGGCGTATAATGAAATTTTGATTGATAAATTTTTTGAAGTTGTTCTTTAAAGTTTCGATTATTCATTAGTAATTTGGGAATATTGATGTGTGTTTCGACAAGAGCAATTACAAAATCATACACAACCTTAAAATTGTTTTCAGAGTCTATCCATAACGCGCCAATAAACGCTTCTAAAATATCTCCTAGTTTTTTTGTATTTGCACGACCGTTGCATGCATCTTCATTGTGTCGTGAAATAATATAGAACTTATCAAGCCCTATTTTTTGGCTTAGTTCTCCCAACATTTCATTGCAAACAATATCCTTTTTCAGATCTGTAAGAAACCCCTCATTTTCACAAGGGAAACGTTTAAAGAGATATGTCGACACTGTGGCTCCCAGAATACTATCGCCAAGGTGTTCCAACGTTTCGTATGACTGATCGAACAATTCTAACATGTTTGAGGGCCGAGAAGCTAGCTGTATTACTTCTCCTGTTGGCGCTGTGTATTCTTCTCTTTTTACGTATGAAGAATGGACCATTGCCGTTTGGAACAAGTTTGCATTACGAACTGTAAAGGCACATTTGTACTTCGACAGAACCGCTTGTATATCCGTTCGGGTAAACAAGCGGTTTTTGGGATTGTAAGGGTTATACATGTTTAAGACTTTCTTCGTTTACGATAGGTTGTCCGTTTTTTACGGGTTCTACGAGATTTATGTTTATAACCTCCAACAGGTTGTTTTTTCCATAATTCTTCTATATCCTTTTCAAGCTTTTCAGGAAGCAATCCACGTGGTAATTCTGCCACAATCTTTTTTACGTTTTCGTTATAAATTGATACTTCGGGGTTTAGTGTAAGAACTTGAATTCGTTGTTTATCAATAGCTTGTTTAACTTCTATATCTTGAATATCGCTTTCGTATGCTAACCTAAACGCATGATCTATATTGCCAAATGTTCTTTGAATCCTACTATCGCGAATATTAAATTCTGGAAATATAGTTTTTGATTCTTTATTATAAAGTTCGCTTATGTGGTTTGATAAATTGTTACATATTATTTCAATATAATCTACTCTTGTACGAATCCAATCATTATACCGTGATTGTTTTGATTTCAGTTTAAGAAGAAGTCCAAGGTCTAATATGTATGCGTGAATAAAGTCTATATTTGTACGCGGAGTATTTAATAGTTTGCCATTTTTACTTGAGTCTTCAAATAATTCGGAAAATGAATATGAACTTTTTAAACGATTACATTCTGCATGAGCCCATCCGTAGTTTAGTGCATAATTATAGCCAACAAGCGTATCATTTATTGATTGAGGAACATCAAAAAAAAGAAGTGCTGCACATAACGGCAATATATGTTCACATTGCCAATCAGCTTTACCTTTGATATCTTTAAGAGGAAAATCAGCTTGTCCAAATCCACATAACCAGCATCTAGTTGACGGAGTTGGTGGGTCTATAAATCTACATTGATTTACAGCAGATAATCTTTCCCACAAATTTTTTCTTAATCCATATGCTCTAGGATCATTGCCAAGCGAACGATATAGTCCTCTACTAGCTTTATTAGTTACATTGAATGTAAGTAAATTATAGTAAAATAAAAAAGATACTACCGCCGCTCGCGGATAGTGTGGGCGGGCAGCTGCAGAAATATAATATTTTGAAACATATTCCCAGTATGTAAAAAAAGTCCACGGACCAAAATCTTGAGCTCTTGCCCAAAATCCATATTTTTTTGAAGTTTTTCTTGGTTCTTCCTCATCATCTTTTTTCATAGCAGTCTCCAGTTCACTTACAAATGCTTTTTCTTCTGGTGTTAATTCTTCATTACCGTCATAGTGTTGATTCCAAGTAGCACTTGTAACACGCTGAACAGGATACATGTTATTTTATAACACGACTAAAATCGAAGTCAGTTGCAACAAGTTTTTGTTGATGAGTCTTAAGAATAAATTCATACACTTCTTCGGCTTTTTTACTATCAAGACAATTCAATAAATAATCTTTTAAGTCCTTTTTCGATAAGCTCCATGCCTTCGAATACGTTCCAGGTTTCTTTATTACAATTGCACTTCCGTCATTAATGTCAAACTTACTGACTTCAGAAAACTGCTCGAGGGTCATCAGTTCAGAAAGTTGAGCCTCGATACTTCGTCTCTCATCTCTCATTTCATACACCTTCTTGTTTAGTTCTTGGAGCTTATCGTCAATATCACGATACTGCTTGACGCAAACTTTGAGATTGTACATTGGATCCATTCTGTTTGGATTAAATTATTCATATAACTTAATCCGTTTTTAAAGTAATGGATGCCGAACAGGTGGAAAACCTGCGAAAAGTTTATAATGAAGAGCATCCTTCGGAACCACCTATTCCAAAAGGAACTATGACGAAAGTATGGAATACGATTGGAGACAGAATGCACTCGAAATGCGAATCAGCAACTGCTGAATGTATTCTAGCGCACATGCTTAAAAAACAAAAGGCTCCTTCTGAATGGGAAAAGAATCCGGGTGAATGGCTATCTTCAATAGATATTGACAATGTTGAAAAAGAGTATTCACATTTGTTCAAATCATATAAATATCTGGGTACAATCCCAATTGATTTTGGAAAAACTTCAAAAACAGGTACATGCATTATAAATTCGTTGTGTTCACTAAAACTTTCGGATATTTACAGAAAAGGTTTCAAGCAGGTAGGAATTGTGTTTAATACAGATGTGAGTACAGGCCCCGGCCAGCATTGGATTGCACTTTTTGCAGATATACATCCAAAATTTGATAATGCAAGAATAACATATTTTGATTCATATTCAAAAGAACCTGAGCCAGAAATACAACGCTTAATGTTTCGATGGAAAGAAGAATGGGATGCTTTAAAAATACATGCAAATCCAACTGAATTAACGTATAACAAAACACGACACCAGTACAAAGATTCTGAATGCGGGATGTATTGTCTGCTTTTCCATTTCTGTTGTTTAACGGGTGTGCCTATGGACAAAGAAATACCTGATGATGTTATACAGGGGTTTCGTGAGCTGCTATTTATTATCGGCAAGAAGTAATGGAGTGGATAAACCAGAATATCTCGCCAACAATGCAGTACAGTATTCTGGCTGTACTAATTATTGGAGTAGCATACACTTTATGGGTTTCGTTTACTCCCTCTGATAAAAAAGCTCTTGCAACAGCAAAACCAATTTTTTCAACTTATCAAAAAGTTACGAAGTTGGCTCCACTAGGATGTCCTCAACCTAAACAATACCGCCTTGCAGATTTTTATATGTCGTCTTCGTCTTACTCAGTATTTCCAGGAGCTGCAGTATATGATTATGTCAGCGATA